TAAAAGCATACCAGCATGGATTTGCTCTACAGGGTCGAAAATATTATTGGCGATAGCCAGTTGCCACCATTTAGAAGGAGTACCATAAACTTCAAGAGAAAGTAAATCTAATCTACCTTCGTACCCTGCAGGAACTTTAATAACTTTGTTACTTCCTTTTTTTCCTACATTTTTATAATAGTCATCAAATTCTTTAGAACCTATAACAGTTACTATTTTTTTTCCTTTGTGTTTTGTTTTAAAACTAAAATCGTTAATCCAACTCATTTAAAATGCCTCTTCGGTATAAATAGGATCCAAAGTTCCTTGTTCTGTAAAGTCTAACCACCCTGGTAAGCCATAAGGGTTCTCTTCAAAGTCATAAGCTTCTGCTCCTATACCCCCTGCTTGACGATACTCTTCTAGGGAGATTTTGATTTTTAGTTGCCTAGGCATTAAAGAAAAATTATCATAACCTTGACTTCCTTCAACAGTAAAACTGTAGTCTGTACAAATGCAAGGAACGTCTCTATACAAGTACCCAAAGTTTAAATGCACGAGAGGAGGACCTACGGAGGGGCTGTGTGTAGAACCTACAACGAAAGTACGAACAGCGTTAACAACATAGGAAAATAAGTTTAGTGTGTTTAAGTAAGAAGCTCCAAACTCTTTATTTTGAAATATAAAATCAGAATCGTCAGGTCTCCTAGTGAGATTTAAATCTCTCCATTCTTGAAACATCTCTGATGTTTTCGTTGTATTTCGGAGAGACTCTTGAGTGCCAAATTCTTTTCCTGCTTCTGTACCTTCAAGTTGAGGATCATCTCCATTTATAGGTGAGGAAGGTTCAAGCTCCGTTTTGAACCTTTCATTTAGAGATTCTAAACTTTGATTATTCTCCCTTAAAATTTCTTGAAGCTTTATTTTAAACTGACTGTATTTGTCTGTGTCTAAAGGCTTAAAAAAGTCAAACCCCATCTCATGTATATGGGGGATAGTATATGTAAAAGTTACATCTAGGTTCCTAGCTTCAGCACCTGTGAATAAGCGTAAAGGTTCATTTCTATTAAAGATAGGGATAGATGAATATTTTGCTTTTCTCTTTTCACTTATAATAGGATTCTCAAAAAAAGGAAATTGCATAGTAAGGTCTGTTTCTCCTATTTTAGTAGAAGGATAAACTACACGAAGAAAACCTACTTTATCTAATATTTGATTTATTCTTCCTTTTTTCGCTATTTTAACTGCAGTAGCGTTAGAGGGAACACCTTCTTCTTTTGCTACTTTTTCCCAATTTTCTCTGTCTCTTCTTCGTTGTTCCTTTGCAGGGTCACCCATTTCTGCTCCCCCAGCGAGAGCATTACCTAAGGTGTCTGTTGCCCACGAAACAGCGTCAGATGCAAAACCTGCAATAGCTCCTCTAACATCCTCAATTGTGTCACCAAGAGAAAAACCGTCGATAGGATACTGGGTACCATCAATACCTATATTTTGATTTCCCCACCCACCACCTAAGGAAGGTAAAGAGTTGGCAAGTATTTGAAATTCGTTTTGGTGGGGCCTAGTTTTGTCCCCCTGTAAAACACCCATAGCAATAGATTTCCATCTTTCTGCTATGTCTAAATGAATAGTACTTAAACCTCCAGCACCAACAGCATTTAAAATACCACTAATACCTTGTCCTTCCGATTGAAGAATAACCTTTCTACGATCGAGTGCGGGTTCTCCAATATGCTCTGCTGCGTGAGCATTAGAATCAAGGATGAGAACCTGTCTTTTATCTAACCAAGGTTGCCCTATGTACCCCGCTGCTTCTGTATTATGGGGAATAATTGTAGCATGGCCTCCATCAGGAGGTGTAACTATTGTGTAACTGGAAGCTTTTGTCATAATTAAAACCCTGTATTTAGAGTTGCATTTGTGGGTGATGACCCATCTATTATTCTTTGTCTTAAGTCTTGTTGCCTTAGAGCATTCGCAGCTTTAAGCTCTTCTAGAATTTGCAAACTTAATTCACTTTGTAGAACTTGAGCATTTTCAAAAACGGAATTTAGGGGGTTATTCTTAGATGAATTATCCTTAATAGTGTCTAAAGATTTAGTTTGTTTTCTAAGTTCAGCTAACTCGTTAGCCATATCATCTTCTTGTTGTTTTAGTAACTTCTTAATTTGAGCATCTTCGGAAGGAGATTCATAATCGTGATTTAATACTCCTTTTGCTCCTTTATATGCAGAGTACATAGTAAAAGCAGTTGTAGCTAAACCAGCAACCATACCGAGAGGCCCTAAGAAACTTAGAGCTCCTGCGAATTTACCCCCCGTAGCTGTAGCATTGCCTGCTGCTGTTGTAGCTGTATTTCTTACAAGTTCAGTATGAATACCACGTAAAATGTTGTGAGTAATACCAACATTCTTTGCTTCTAAAACTTGGGCTTGAAGAGCATGCACTTTTGAAAGAGTGTTACTTAGAAAAAGCAAACCTTTCATTCCTAATAAAAGACCAAAATTCCTAACAGCAAAAGCTACAAGAGAATAGCTAAATTTAGCTACTTTTATAATTTGCTGAGATACTATAGAGCCATACACTTGTAAGTATGCTGATAAAAAACGTACAACGGGAATCGCCTCTCCAGTAAAACTAACAAGTAAAGCTTGAAGGGAAGTATTAAAACTTCTCATTAAATCATTTGTTAAAATGGTTTGTTCCTGTTGTTTTAATAACACATTTCTATTTTCTATTTCATTATTTGCACTTGTAGTAAAAGAGTCAGCAATAAGCATCAGGGATTCTAATTGATTCTGGGTTAAGCCTGTAAGGTCAGCAAAAATGGGTGCTAATAAAGCACCAACTTCAGCACTCGATCCTCCAGAAGCAGTAGTAAGCTGTGACTTAATTGCTTGTCCTAAGTCAGCCAAAGCTTGCACTTGTTGCTTAGAACCTTCCTTACCTGCTAATGCTTCCGAGGATACATTACCCGCAAACATTCCTTTTGTAACAAAAGTTTTAAATTGGTTCCCTGCTAACCCTTGTAAAAGATCTGCAATTTGACCTTCTGACCTAGACCCCATTAAACTAGTCAATCTAGTCAATGTTTCCCCCATTGCTATCGCAGCATCCTTTCCTTGTGCAAGGGAAACTCTTGCTAGAGTTGGACCTAATTCTTGTAAAGCCATTACAAGACGATGAGAATCTAAATGAAAGGATTGTGCTAAGTCTAGAGTAGCATTCACTAATTCAAGACCAGCTTTATTGCCTATTCCTGTAGTTACAGAGAGTTGCTTAGTAATAGCCGTATTTTGGGAAACATCCATCCCTAAAAGGGCAGATCTCTTAGCAAGGTCTTGCATCCCTTTGGACATAGGATTAAAACCATTTGTAGTTGCAGCTACGATAGCTTCAACTCCTTCCTTGTAAGTAATCCCACTTTTCGCTAATTCTGCTAAAAATTTAGTGTTGAGAACATCGTCGAATGACTTTCCAAAAGCCGCTGACACAGAAGAAATTTGAGAAAAAGATTTTACAACATCTTTTGCTCCTTGCATTAAAGCCCCACTGAGAAAACCAATAAAGAGTTTTAAATAATGAGTAACAGAAGTAAAGCTCTTTACACGTCCAATTGCTTCTTTTCTCCTAGCTTCTTCAAAGAAATTTAATCCTTTATCAGTTAAGCCCAAAGTCTTTCCTAAACCTTGAGTGTAAGTATCTGTAATAGTAGAGTTAAGCTTACCAAAAACCCCTAATGTACGAAGAATACTTTTCTCTCTTACTCTAGCATTCCCTTTACTGGATTCTATGTCTACCAAACCTGCTCTTTCAACATTTCTACTACTCTGGTTAGCAGCTTCTCCTGCATCCGTTAAATGGTCAGCAGCAGTCTTTGTAGCTTTTTTATTTCTTACAACTTCTTCCTTTTGTGTGTTTAAAGAAGAAGTAAGATCTTTAACAGTTTCAACTAAAATAAGTAGGTGAGACGCTAAAATCTCAGTAGAGGAGGATTGGTCAAGATCAGACATTAGTATTCTAGTTTAGTAATATTTAATTTTTCTACACTTTTTTCAGGAATATTTTTTCTGTAGTACATCCTGTAAGCAGAGTACGCAATATATTTATCAATGTTCTGGATGGTTTCATAATTAACATGATGCCCTTTATTCTTAATAATACGAGACAAAGCAAGTGCTAGTTCTAAGTCTACGTATCGAACACTAATTCCCGTGAAAAATTGAGCACCTGCATTGTTGTCATAAAGACTATCTCCCCACCCAGTAGTATTATACCTCATGTCATAGTTATTGTGATTAAGGTAAATAACAATAGGGTAGTTATCCTTATTGGCTCTGCCTTGGGAATCAGAACTCTGGTAAGGAAATTTAAAAATGGTACCTGAAGGAGATCGCCAAGGTAAAATACTTCTCTCCCAAGTAGCCTCCTGAGGGATGCCATCACCATCATGAATAAAATTTCTCTTTTCAGGGTCAGAAACAACACTCAAGTTTGGATGGCTTGAGTGAGAACTAGAACCTGTTTTTACATTTAAGTAATTTATTCGTTTACTTGTAGTCAAGTATTTAGATAAAGGATGGGACATGCTTACTATTATATATAGAATAGAAAGAATATGGTATATTTTGAAGAAGTAAACTCTTATAGTATAGAACTTTTAGATTATGTAGATAGTTTAGATTTTTTATTTTCTGAAGCTTTCCTACTAAAATGGAAACATAAATACTCTGAAGACTTTATTAGAGTTTTTAGATTAAAAATTTTAAAATCACTCCAAGAAATAAAACCAATTAAGAGGGAATCCCTAAAAAATTTCCTCAAAATTAAAACTAAGTTTAATGAGGAAATTATTTTTGAGTTCTTCGAGGATATAGACCTTAACCTTTATCTCCCTTAGTATCGAGAAAAGCTTGCATTCTTTGTTCAATTAACATTTGGTCATTGAATTTAGGACATACTCCTTTGTACCCACACCAATTGCAGAACTTGTTGTGGCAAGCTGAGAAATCATCTTTCTTCATTTTTCGGATTTTCCACATTCGTTCTTGCACTTTCTTCAAAAAGGAAGCTATGTCAGCCGCACAGAAACGCACTGTAACGAGTTTATCGAGGTGGGGGTAGAAATGGGCAAGAGTAACGTCCTTAACGCTCACAGAGTACAGCTGAGTGACTGCGTAGGCGTACATCTTCATTTGGTCATCCCTGAACAAATCCATTTGGGTTTTTGGACGTTTAGAGGTTTTGTAATCAATGACTAAGTATTTTCCACTCTCTGACTTAATGATACGGTCTATAATACCATTGACGTTCATATCTTTTTCTGGGTCTCCAAACTGGAACTTGAACCTCTGCTCTGCCTCTCCTACTTCGTTCAAGGTAGCATTTAACTTAAGAAAGTTTTTGCACATGTCCTTAAAGTTTTGAAACTTAGATTTAGGAAAGTCGTAGTTGTCTCTCTCTTTATTTGCTATTTCCATTAGGTCTTCCATAGTTTCAGCTTCAACGCCATCCTCAAATACCTTGTGAACGAAAGAACCATAGTGTAAAGCGTCTGTATTACTATTATCATTAAACACGGGATCAAGACGATCAACGTACCTCAACTTATACTTCAGAGGACATTCCTCATAAGTGCTTAGCTTGGATGCTGAAAAATTATTTATAAACATGATTAAACTTTCTTCTAAAAATATTAAAGACTATTTGGAGTCTACTTTCACCGATTACAAGGTGGTAGGTTATCATAGTCAGGAGTTCACTATAAACTCTGTATTTGTTAAGGATACAGGATACCACCTTTCGATTAATATGCAAACGGGACTCTGGCAAGACTTTAGAGCCAAAAAGAAAGGAAATATTATTGGGTTGGTAGCAGCTGTAGAGAAAATCTCTTTTAGAGAAGCAGAGGCTAGATTAAGAAGGAAATACCTTCGCAGTATGGAAAGTCTGGAAGAAAACATAAAAAGTCTTCTAGAGCCTCCTCAAGATGACTATAATAGATTATTTATTAGTAATAACAAAGACTTCTCTTCTTTAAATATAAAAGAATATACAAACAATATAAAAGATACTAATAACAATATATTAAAGAATAAAGCTATTAAGTTATTAAAGAATAAAGGTTTATATAACTTAAACCACTTGTTCTTAATCGGAGATAAACCTGGTCCTTTGTTTGGTAGACTTATTATTCCTTTTATATTGGAAGATAAGGTAATTTATTATCAAGCTAGAACCTTATTTAATGATAAAATTAAATATCTTAATCCTTCTTCAAAAGACTGTGGGGTTAAATCTTCAGATATTTTATACCCTTATAACACCCAGAAAGATTATTTGTTTATTGTTGAAGGACCTCTGGATGCTATAACCCTCCAGAGTATAGGAGTTAATGCTACTTCTCTCCAAGGTTCTTCTATATCTCAGGAACAGTTACGAGTATTAAAAATAGATAAACATATGAAGTTTGTTTTATCTATGGATAATGATAAACCAGGGAGAGTAGCTGAAGCCAGTCTTGTGCCTAAACTTCTTAAAGTTGGAATAGAGCCAGAACGAATTTTAACCTGTCACCCTTCATTAGAATACAAAGATTGGAATGATATGTTTACATTAGAAGGAAAAGAATCCGTTTTACTTCAAATTAAAAAGACTAAGAAGTATGATTCTATGGATCTTGTTTACTCTACAATCAAAGGGAATTCATCTGAGTAAACTATTTGACCAGCAAGACTAAATCTTACTTGTATATGATACATTCCTCTAGGGTTAATAATTAACTCATTTGCATTTAACTCTGTAGTATCTAACATAAAAGATAAGGTATCATCAGAATCAATAGTATCAACTGGAGTCCAATCCTTTAGGAGGGCTTTTTGAGGGAATTCACCATCTTCCCTATAGCGAGTAATAGTGTATTCTGCTTCTTCAATAAGGGAGTGTCTAAGCATTGCAATAATCTCACTTCCAATATTTTTATTAAGAATACTTACACTTGTAGAAAGAATCACTTCCTCTTTAGAACCATACTTCAACTTATTTGTCTTTAAGCGTGCCTTAGCCTTTGCATGTAGAGGTTCAGTAAAATGAAACCTATTACTAGGATAAAGTGTGAACTCATTAATTAATAGCTGAGGGTCTTCCCCTGGGCCAAAAGTTACAGTCCATACATCAAAATAATCACCAGAATGGGTAGCTCCATTTGTATACACTATGGCATCTTTTGTAAAGAGGGAATCTTTATGTAAAGCTATACCATACCTTTCTAATCCTGGATGTTCCCACTGTGCTTCAATAGAATACATTTGATAGATATCTTGTGATGTTGTAGCATCTCCTGTATACTCTGAAATATGTTTACACCCAAGCGTTGTTGCTCCCCCATTCTCAGTTCCTGAGAAAATCATAACTGCACTTTCTAATGCTTGGTCCTCGCTAACTAACCCTGTTTCATAATCTACAAAATATTGACTTTCTACTTGTTCATAATTGAAGTCTCCTTTAGGGAACACATGTACTGAATGCACCTCGTAGATGTTGTAAGGAGATCCCGCTTCTAGAGTGTATAACTCTAGAAGCACTCTGGAAGAAGGGGATGGTCGGTTGTTACGGTTAGTAACACTGATATTTTTATTGCCTGGAATTGTTGCCATAGGATTAAGAACCTGCTCTAATACTATTTAGTTGTTCCTTCTCCTCTTTCCTCTCTTCTATTAGAAATTCTAGGTATATATTCCTTTCTGCTTTTGTCATACGATGAACATCTTCATAACTAAATCCGATGTTCTTTACTAACAAATAAAGTTCATAGTTCAGGGAACGAAAGGTTAATTCTCTGAACTCGCTGAGAAAAAATCTGCTGTTAAAGGTAGATCCATATCATTTTTTTCTTCACAATGCATACAATGAAAAGAAATTTTAGTCTCTAAACCCCATTCTTCATTAAGAATGGAATTCCGAAGTTTTGAAACATCTTGTGCAGGTAATTTTTTAACGAAAGCTCTAATAATATCTTTGTCTTCAATATCCTCTACCCTGTTCACAAATCTCCACAAATTATCCATGAGCTTAGAAGGTTTGGTTATCAGGTCTTCATCTCTTGATCTAGGTACCGTTACTTCTACGTTTCTCTTAGACCCAGGGAGAAATAGTTGTTTTACAGTGCATGCCTTTTCATCAATATAATTAACAGTTAGCTCATTAATAGGGATAATCATCTCATTGGGTTCCTCACAGTGTAAACAATTTAAAAGAACATTATAATCTGTACCATACGAAATTTCTCTCAACTTGAATAAAAGATAGATTTTATCTGGTAACGTAAGATCAAGAATGGATACTCCCTTTACACACTTCCCCATCATATTGTTAATAATGTTTTTACCTCCTATTTTGGAAGAGGATAAAAGCATTTTCTCTTCTTCATAAGTAAAAGGTTTAATCATTACTTTTGTATCTTCTTCATAAAACACATTTTTTGAAGGAAGCACAATTTCAATAAAATCATTATTCACTTCTGAAAGTAAACCTGAAAGGATATCTTTTTTTGTGGTATCAACAGGGATACCAGGAGTAGGAGTAGTAGCTTCTTTGCTTCCATGATACTTTTCAGCGAAAAGATCTCCAAGAGTTTTATTATTTTCTTCGTTCATATTACTATAATAGGGAGTAACCCCTATTCATTATTATAGTTAGTATGCAAATCATAAAAGATAATATTTATACAAGATTGGTTAAATGTGATAAAGAGTTATTATCTTTATTAGTAAAAAAGTATAGTTTTAAAATCCCTAATGCTTATTTTGCCTCCAAAGGACGAGGAGGTTGGAATGGTACTCAACAATTTATTACTAAAGGTGGCCGATTAGGCACTGGTATTATTGACGAAGTTTTGGACGATCTTTCCACTGTGAATGCTCAATACACTTTAAAAGATAACACAACTAGTATCCCTTCTATAAACCGTAACCCTTTACCAGGTGTCACTTTACGGCACTACCAAGAAAGTGCTTTATCGGCTATTGAAAGGAATAATTTTAGAGGAATTATAAAAGCACCTACAGGGTCAGGTAAAACTCTTATTTTAGCTAGTGTTGCAAATTATTTTAAAGACTCTATAGGAGTTATTTTTTTTACTAAAAAGCAGATTTTGTTTCAAACTTACAAGGAATTCCAAAAACTAGGTATTGACTGTGGTATTGTGTGTGGAGAGGCTAACGATATTAAACCAATCACTCTTTGCACTATCCAGTCAGTAGACAAGATTTTAGATAGTCATGTAGACCACGCAGAGTTTATCCTTTATGACGAAATTCACGAGTTTGGAAAAGGGAAACTTTCTAAAAGCTGCTTAAAGTCCTTTAAGAAGGCTGCTGTTCGCCTTGGTTTCTCAGCAACACCACCGAAGGAGATTACACACGATTACTCTGTACGCTCCTTCTTAGGCCCTCTCATTTACGACTTAAAGGCTGCTGTCCTTATTGAGGAAGGCTTCTTAGCTAAACCCAAAATTAAAGTGGTAACAGCTAAAGAACCTGCAGGTTATACTTCAGAAGTAGGGGTTCCTTACCCAGAGGTGTATAACGATTTCATTATTAATAATAAGAATAGGAATAAACAAATATGTGATATTGTAGACTCTTATGAGGAAGGAAGATTTTTAATATTAACAAAGAATTTAGAACATGCACACATATTAAAGGATCTTATTCCAAATTCTTTTCAACTAGAAGGAAAGGATTCCTTACTTACACGAAGGCAAACAATAGAAGACTTCAAAACCAAAAATAAGAAAACTGTTCTTATAGGTACAGTAATTCTTCAAACGGGAGTAGATATCCCTGAAATTACTCACTTCATTAATGCTAGAGGAATGAAGTCAGAAATAGCTACTATTCAAGCTATTGGTAGGTCTTTACGTATTAGTGAAGGAAAAACAGAAGCCACTATCTTTGATTTTTATGATGATGCTATGTACTTAGCATCCCACTCAAAGAAAAGACTAAAACATTATAAAAGTGAAGACTTTGACATAGAGAATTATGAAAACTAAAAAAGAAGAAAAAGATCGTTTAAATAAGATTTCCATTGAAGACAAAGAAGAACTTCAAAGTTTAATTCATAAAATTGAATTTCTTATAAAGAAAGGGGAGATAACAGAAGAAACTTTAAAAGAGTTGCAAGCTTTAATCGTTCATTTAATGATTAAGAGAGAGCAGTACTTTTATAGACTGCTCTCTCTTCTTAAACAAGGGTATCAGGAATAGTTACTCATCATACATATCCCTTTCCTCTGTATCAATGTCAGACCCTGGCATCCCTGTTAACAGTTCCTCGATATCTTTAACTAAGTGCATAAGCTCCTCAGGGTTAGTTGTTGCTGAATCAACACCTCCAGGGGTAGGCGACTCTTCTTGCTCCATTCCCTCTTCAGGAGGCATTCCTTGCTCCGTTCCTTGCTCCATTCCTTGCTCCGTTCCTTGCTCAGGGGGCATTCCTTGCGCAGAAGGGTCTTCCTGTTGTTCCATCTCTTCTTGAGCAGCATCGGGGTCTGGTACGTCATCTTGAGCTATCTGCTGCTCTTCTCCTTGCCCCATTCCTTGCTCTTCTTGTTCCCTTCCTTGCTCTTCTTGTTCCCTTCCTTGCTCTTCTTGTTCCATCCCTTGCTCAGGGGGCATTCCTTCTTCTGCTTCTCCTTGACTTACACCTCCTCCTTGGGAGCTAAGAACATTCTTTATTCGCATTAAATCATCTTTAATTTTTCCTAAATTAAGATAACTTTCTTTTAACAAATTATTCTCGCTTAGTAGAATTGTTATCATATCATTAACAAATAATAAATCAATGCCTTGTTTTGCTTTGACTTCTTTTGAGCATTCAACAAGAACATCTGAAAGAATACTAGTAGGAGGGCAAAGGCTGGATAGTTCCTTTAAGATATTAGTATGAAGTTTACCTAAACTTTTTAAAGATGGAGTTTCTTTGATGGTATTGAGAGCAATACCATGCTTTTCATTTAGGGCATCTGTTAAGAATTCTTTATATACTTTCTTACTTTCGAATAGGGATTTAACTAACTTATTTAGATCCTTCTTTGCAATAGCAGATTCTCCATTCACTATAAAATGAGTCTCTACTAATTCTTGTAACTCTTTCTTATTCAAAAAAGCAAAGTAAGGGTACTTTGTGATAGTTCTCTCTAAAATATCTTCGAAGTCATTTGCATCCTCTTCTGCAATATGAGTTATCAATTCTGTAATAAGTTCAGCACTAGTCCAAGAAGAGTATAAAGAGTTTTTACTTTCATATAGCTCTTTCTTTAAAAATTCTTGTTTACATACAATGTCAAACAAAGGGCTATCTAAGTCCTCCTTTAAAAAGACTTGAGTAGTTCCTACTAGTTCGTCAAGAGTAAAAGTAGTATTAACACTTAAACTATCAGAAATTGTGGAAGCTAGGTGAATATTCTCTAAAAGTTCCTTATTCCCATTAATAGTCTTTTCATTAGCTTTAAAGAATTTGGAGACAAGATCTTTAACCTCAAATAATTTAAAGAAAGGTGTTTTATTTATAGCATCCATCTTAGCTATATTTTCTTTTAGACTGATTTTATTTTTAACTTCATCCAAATGAATTCGGTATTCAAAAGAATCGAGTAAACTATTAAAAGACTCATGCATATCCGTAAAGGAAGATTCTTTAGTAGCTTCTATTAAGTGTTTAATCTTCTCGTTGATAATCTGATTAAAGGGTTCTTCTGATGTAAAGGATGTAACATCAGTTATATTAATATCTGCTAAAGTAATCGATTCAGAATCTGCCTCATACTTTGCTTTAATAATATTTTCTGTTTCAGTTAAGAACATAGCTTCTTGATTCAAAACATCGACATCAAAAAGTACTACGTTTTCTCTTAAAACTCGTCCTAAATATACGCTTCCCTTTAAAAGATTAAGGTAAGTTTTATCTCTGTTTTCGAATAATGATTGAATTTGCATAAAGTGTAGCCTTGCTATTAGTTATATAGATTTTAGTTTAATTATATTTTAATTTTTTTGAAAAATTATCTTGGAGCCGCTTGGGGGGGTAGTTGTTCCCCCTCAATATCCGATTCCATTCCTGGGGAAGGTTGTCCTGGCATATTTGGATCCATCATATTTGGATCCATCATATTTGGATCCATCCCTTGCATTGAAGGATCCATCCCTTGCATTGAAGGATCCATCCCTTGCATTGAAGGGTCCATTTGGGGTTGCATTGCTGCTTGTTGTTCTGCTAACTCCATTTGTTCCTCTTTTACCTTCTTCTTCATGTCCTCAATTTCTTTATCTGTCATGTTAAAGTAAGTTTTATACAAATACTCATCAGAGAAAAGTTGAAGTCCTTTTACCGCTTGAACAACCCTTGTTTTGTTATCATCTAATTCTAAGCGTCTTTTTTCATAAATGTCGGAAGGAGGACTTAAAAAGATTTTAAAATCACGTAAAGACATAGAAGGGAACCTACGTAGTTTAAGATGTCTTTTTACCATAGTAGTTAACCCTATCTCTACTTCCCTCTGTAACCTAACAACTGCTCTAGCAAACTTAACGTCTAATTGAGATAAATTAGCCTTACGTTCTGGGGATCCATCTTTTTCGACAATAAAGTCTTTTGGAACTTTAAGAGCGGATAGCAGTTTATCTCTAAAGTATTTAACATCCTCAACCTCTCCTAGGTTCTGAGCTCCAGGCAAAGTTTCAATACGGGATGCTTTACTATCTTTTCTTGTGGGAACAAAGTAATCTTCATCTGCAGACAAAGGGTTGTATCTTTCATCTACTGCCTGTGTTCTAGGGTCAAAGAACTTTTCCTTTTTGAATTTGGCTTTTTGTCTTTCAATAAAAGCTTCGGCTTTGGAGGCTGGCATGTTACCAATATCAATATAAAAGACTCGTCTTTCAGGAGCACGAGTCAATCGATATACTAACATTGCCTCTTCCATTAGGCGTAAAGATCTAAAAGCTTGCATGGCAGAAGAAAGAATAGATTTACCATACGGATAAAAACCAGGATCAGAGTTGTGGATTCTAAAGTGAACAATTTGATTTTTATCAAGAAAAATATGCTTTTTAGGAATAGTGTTAGAAGGCATATCTAAGTTTAAATCCCTAGGAATCTCTTGAATAAAGTTTTTTAAGTAACCAAATGCATTCTCAGCACGTAAAAGATAATTAGGATTAAGAATCTTTAATCTTTGAATTCCAAGTTCAGGTCTTTTTAGATTAAAAATAGTCTCAATAAAGCAATCTCCATACTTAGCTGTATTCCTAATAATGTCCCAAAGTACTTTTTCTATCTCTATCTTTTTAAATAAGGATTCAACTTCACTTTGGAGATAAGAATCTGGAGTCTCAATGTTGATCATTTTTCCTTCAATAGATTTTTGGGAGCTATCATCTGCGTAAATATCCAAAGCAGCATTAATTTCAGGAAAATGGTCCATATCCTCAAATTCAGCATATCTTTTCTTTCTTTCATATTCGTAAGAAGGAAGCTTATGAATCCCCCGCACCATTCCTGGTGCGAAGCCTTCTGTATCCAGAAGCTCTTCGGCTTTATAGGTATCACCTCTAAGCTCTTTGTCTGGTTTATGAGTAGGTCTACCAGGACGGGCGAAGAATTTTGCTAATAGCTTACCAAAAAGACCTGTTGGGTCTTGGTTTGGGGGGTGAATTCCTCCTGCTTTAGAGGCGAATTCAGTATAAGATTCGTTTAAGTTTTTATCGTCTTGGTCCATATAACCACCGTAAGTCTTCCTTATCCATATTTTTATTTACCCTTGAGATCATCGCTCTTTGTGGGTTATTCTGAAAAGTTTTTTCAGGACTCTTACTTTCTCCTACTGAATACTCAATAGGGGAAAAGTCTAAGATGTCTTTAAATGCGTAACAGGTTAAAGCTAAACTCATAGTAAGATCATCATTGTAACCTACCTCAGCTTCGATTTTGTTATTTTCAGTAATGATAAAAGTAAGAAGTTCCTTAACTGTACGCTCAGAATTAACTTTGATCTTATTATTACGCACAAATTCTTCTAGAGAAGCAAGAATACCATCTCTGTTATGTGTTGTTACCGTAAGCCCCAGCTGGTTTTTTGTATCATCCATCCAAAGATTTTCATATTCAAGTTCTTCAAAAAGTATTCTTAAAAGTTCGATACCTATTCCATTGCGTTCCACAATCATGTAAGCAGTGTTATACCAATCTCCCTCGTACTTTAGGATATTACCAAAATCCTTTACAGAAGTTTTGTTAGAATAAAATTCAGCTACTTGCTCTCCTGTATAAATGTCAATAATATGAAAAGCTGAGTAATCTTTTTCAACCCCAAGGGAAACATCTACACCAATAACATATTCTTTAAAGGGTTCGGGGTCTTTCCAAACACGCATTCTGTTATTGTACTTAATATCAAAATCGTCATTAAAGTTATCCTTAAGTACTTTAAGGGTTCCTCCATCAATAAAAGTATCACCTGTGCCTAAAAAGTTGCACTCATACTCTTGCAACCATCTCTTTTCTCCAATATTTCTTCTTGTTTCAATAGACCACTCCTTCGTATAGTCGGGGTGTTGCTGCCAAAAAATATCAATCACGTTAAATGAGTTTCCTCCTTCTTTCGCTTTATGGTAGAATTCATAGTACCAATTAGCCATTCCATTAACAGTTGAAAGGATAACAGCTTCCCCTCCTGTCGATATAGTAGGGAAAATAGCAGCCCAGAAGACTTCCATATTATCAATAAAAGCTGCTTCATCAACTATAAGAACAGATATAGATTCACCACGACCAGCAGAGTCAGAAGAAGGAATAGATTTGACTTGACTATTATTTGATAGTTTCAAAGTATGTTTGTTTCTTTCGTCTACACCAATCTTGAGAAATTCAGGAAGTTCATCATACATTCTCCATACTCTAGAAAGAAATGCTGTAGACTCACGTTCACCAATTGAAACAATAAGAACTGATTTCTCAGTTTTGAATAAAGTATACCATAAGGAGTAAGCACAACAAATAGTGGTAATTCCTGCTTGCCTAAACTTTTTAATAATATTAAATCTGTTAGCATCAAAGTCAGTAACAATACTTTGCTGGAATTTGTAGAGATCAAAAGGGACTAATCCTTTAACAGGATGAACTACTTTGATATATGTGGATATAAAATAAACAGGGTCCTTACTACACTTTTCTATCTCTTTTTCAATTTCTTTTAAAGTATTTTTGATAAGTTCTTTGTTAGCCATCTATTATAACCTATAGGTATATATAATCTCTTATGAACAAACATGCAATAATTTCCACACGAGACGAAAATAAGTCTCAAACCTTACAAGATCTTGAAAAGTATTACGAAGAAGCAGGCTTTACAGTACACACTGTAGAAGGAGCGTCCTCTATGCTTGAGGCATATAATTCTAAATTAAAAGAATTAGAAATCTTTAGTAAAGATATTATAGTATTTTCTCATGATGATATTGAAATTTTAGTAACTCAAAAAATGTTTAATACCGTTCTGGAAGAAACTTTAGCAAATAAAAAAATTGGTTTTGCAGGGGTTGCAGGTACTAAACTTTTATCAGAGGAAGCTACCTGGTGGGATATGGACCTCTGGAGACAAGGCTTACACTCTGGAATGGTAATGCATGGAGACGATTTTAAAAAACAAACTATTTATGGACCTCACGGGGACGTTGTTGTTTGTGACGGAGTATTTATGGCGTGTACAGGGAAAACGATCAAAAGTTTAGATTTTAAGCATCCAGAGTACTTACCTAAGGGTTGGGATTTCTATGATCTTCACTTGTCTATCCTAGCGTTGGAAGAAAATCTAAAAAATATGGTAATGCCTCTTCTTATACGCCATGCTTCTGGCGGAATGGGAGCTGCAGCTCCTGCTGGCGACTGGCAAGAAAATAGAAGTAAGTTCAAAGAGAAATGGGGAGAAAAGCTTCCTTTAATGACTCCACATGTAAGGCAGGTTATAGAACAACTTAAGAAGCAGCAACGTGAGAAAGAACAAACTATTCCTTAAGGTCCACCCAGACTTCCATGACTTGAAATTTGAAGCTTTAGCTCTTAGTGTGGATCCTTCTATTTTTGTTACAAATTATGAGAGGATTGACAATATTTCAAATAGAATAGCCTCTTTGTTTGAGCAAAAGAAAATAACTAGATTTTACTGTCTAGGACGAACTTACGCTGATTTTATTTGTTGTCTTGTGGCTACTAAAGTTGAGATCCCTTTTGTTCTCCTTTCTCCCTTCACATCTCTTAAAGACCATAAGGATATAGTATTTACTAATTTATATGAAAAAGCTGAATCTACTATTTTTCTAGGAACTAACATTGTAAATGCTGAACTTGCTATCATTAAGTATATTAAAGCTTCTTGCAATAGTATTGCCTTACTTACTCACAAGGAGAAAACACCTTCCTCCTTTGGGAGGTATAGTCCCCTCTCTACGGACAAATTAAAGGATGAACTTTTCTTAATAAAAGTAGTGTAACTTCCGTAGTGCCGACTATGATAAAGTATGAAAGACAAACTTCGTATTAGCCCTAACGGGTACTCCTTCCTGTCCCCCTTTATCTTAAGAGGTGCTAAAAATACTGTTACTTATGGTGTTATCCTTGGTAACCAAAAGGCAAAAACACCCATGCTTCGTTCTAGTAAAGTGTATACCTACAACCCTGAAACGCAGAAAATGCATTTAGAAGGTAACCTTGGTTCTTTAATTAACTATGAAGCAACTTCTCTCTATGAAAGTGCTATTATGTCTTCCAACTTTCGTGCTACTTTTGCTTCCAATTTTAAACCTTCCTCTAGTTCTTTTACAAAGACAAAAACAAAGGAACTTCGTAGAGCGCACTATCCTCGACCCTTTATTTCTGCTGTACATTCTAAATGGGATTGTGGGATAAGTAGATCCTAATGTGGTTTTTAATTGGCTTTTTTCTAGGGTTTAAATTATTTGAAGATTAAACCAAAGAAGGTGGGGAAAATTCCCCACCTTCTAACTTGTAAACCCAAAACTAGTAGTTTCACCCTTCCTTTTATTCCTGGACTTCCCCGCTTGCTCCTTCTTTTTTTGCCTCTTTTCCATATTCGCATCGTGTACCTTTTTTCTTTGAGCCCTAGTAAAAGGAAGAGAATCAAAGAAGTTACCTTGGGTTGAAGGTTCTGAAGGTTCTGAAGGTTCTGAAGGTTCTGAAGGTTTATTTCCTTTTATAGTTATTGTTTTCTTAAAAGGTAGATCAGGTTGGTAAACACCTTCCCCAAAAAGACGTTTAGAGCCTACCCTACCCATCATTCTCTTATACCCTTGCAATTTTCGACTTCTATCCTCCCCTGTTAAGTTAAACCTACGATTGGAACCTACTGTTTTTAAATCCCTTTTAGCCCCTACCTGTCCTATTTTCCTGTCTCTATCTACAGTACTGTGTACTCCAGGCTGAAAAGAGGCAGTGCCTTGTGTTCTTACATCAGCACTTTGACCTCCTAACTTTTCTTGAGCAGTGTGTACTTCAGTAATGGGTTGTCCAATACGGATGACCATAACATGCCCAGTATTAGGCTTCTTTTCAGCCTGTTTCTTTTTTTCTTCAATATAACGTTGAAAAAGATGATTTAAAAATGAAGATTCCTTTTTAGCCATAAACTATTCTCTATTTTTATATATGGTTACAGACAAAGCATCTAAATAATAATAAGGTACAATCTATGCACTCTTCTATAGCCCTCTACAAAACATACACTAAAACTGCCATTCACAAAACCATTGCAACCACTAATGCAGCCTTTGGTTCTGACTGGAAAGCCCTTACTGACGCATCGGGGGTTATTGAACTTAACGACTCTTCAGGTAACCCCTTAGATGCTAATTGGTGCCATATAGTAGCAGTTACTTATGGTGTGGCCACTGCTCAAAACAAGGTTGGAATTATATTAGAGCCTTCAGGGGTTAACAGAACAGAAGGCAACGATAACAGAAATAAGTATGCTGTCGTAGGGTTACAAGAAGGAGATATTAATCTCGATATAGATGTAGGAGTTACTTCCTCAGGTTGCCCTGGTGTTTTACTATACCCTACTGTGGCTAACTCAGGTAACGATTCTGCAGCTAGAGACGAACACACTTGGCACTTCCCTACAGGAGGGGTTTCTGAGTTTAGGTATACCACTGCTTATGTTACAGGTAATGCCCCTACAGGGACACACCACCTTTTCTTAATTATTACTTATGGTAAGGAATACCCAGAAAATCATCGTAGAATGATTGAAGCTAAAGGGGGAGATCCTCTTCACGTAGGTGGATAACCTTTACACCTGCTTTTAAAAGCAACCCCTTTCCCTCATGTAATCTATACTCTTCAGTATAGATTACTTTTTTAATACCCGATTGAATAATAAGTTTAGCACATTCGAAGCAAGGTTCAAGGGTAATATAAAGAGTAGCTCCTTTACTACTTTGTGTACTCCTAGCTAGTTTTGCAATAGCGTTAGATTCTGCATGGAGGACGTAAGGAAGAGTTAAACCTGAAGCAGTGTCCTCACATTTATTAGGAAATCCTTTAGGAGTACCATTAAAACCATCACTTATAATAGTACCATTCTTAACAATTAAGGCTCCCACTTGTTTACGTTTAGCTTTGGAGAGCTTTGCCCATTCCTTGCACATACGAAGGTATGCTCTACTTAAATCTAATTGGTCAGCCATATACCCTATTATAGGGCTTTTCGTAAAGCTGCAATACGTTTCTTATGCTCTGCAAGCATATTAAACACTTTCTTTTTCACTACAGCTTTTTTAAATTTATTCATCTTCCTTACCTACAATTTTAAAGTGAGTCATAATAAGATCTAAGCGATCAATAATAACAGCATTATCAGTAACCAAAGTGTTAAGTTTATTATCAACCTTAGTGATTTTACCTTCTATTTCCTTTATAGCAACTTCGTTCGCTTGAATAGCTGTTTCATTTGCTCTTATTTTAGCACCTACATTTGTCCAAGCTATAGCAAGGATAATAACAGGGGTAGCTACTGCGATTAACGTTTTAACAAACGTTAATCCTTGAATATCAATTTTTAAATCAGGCATGGTTTCCTTTAATTCCCCTCGTCTTTTTCTTTATTAGCTGCACTAATACTTGCTTTTAACTGATCTTGAAAGCTTAAGGAAGGGGTATCGTCTTCCCCATTTGAATTTTGGATAGCTTTATCTAAGGATGTTTGCTTACGCTTAGGTTTCTTTTTACTTTTTCCTCTTAAATCTTCAGGAGTACCTGTGTAATCCTCAAAAGACTTAACATATTCTCCCTTCGCAAAATGAGCAGCTCTAAAATCGTGTGCTGACCCTATTTTTTTAGCTTTTCTAAATAAGTTAATAGTTTTCCTTAAATTAGTTCTAGGCGATTTTAAGGCTTTAGCATTTCTCTTTTTCTGCCATGCTTTAACCCCTTTTAAGTTTCGTTGCAAATGTCGCTCTGCCTCTGATTTAAAGGGACCAATTTCCTTTTCCCTTTTCTTTTCTACTTCTTCTTTCCCTTTAGTCTTTTCCCACTCCTTTTGGGCTTCCGAATCACTCTTTTTCGTTCTAACTCTGTCAAGTTCTCTTACCTCTTCTCCTTCCTTTTCCGATCGTGCAATTCTTGGTTGTCTTACTTTTGTTTCGTAATGTTTGTCACTCTTTCTTTTTTGACTTTCTTTTCGAGCTGTATCAACAGGATCTTCCTTATAATCTCCTCCCATAAAAGTAGCATTAGATACTCCTTTTCCTTTCGCAGGAGGAAGATTTTTTAAATGCAAATCGTGAATCCTTGAAGATACACCTCTTTTCTGCATAGCTTTGCGCTCTTTTTCAGTAAGCTTTCTACCTTCTGGAGTATGGGAAGGAGTAGTAACAGTTCTCTTAATATGTGCGATTGCAGCAGTTTTCTTCTGTCTCTTTTCACTTGCTTTTTTTGCTTCTGAGGCCTTTTTACTTTGCGCTACAGCTTTTACTGTTGCAGGATCAAAACTTATGGGTTTTCTAGGAGTGGTTTCTATAGGATTGTTCGCTACCCATTTACTATGTTTTACTCTTGCATCTTTTTCAACAGCAGTCATTCCTTGTTCTTGGCTCCGATGTTTACGTAACGTCCGTAACGCCTCTGCTGTTGCTTTTCTTCTCTTATTGTCTATTCTATCCTCTTTCGTAGAGGCTTCCTTTGCTTTTTTAGCAGTATTTACCTTTAAGATTTTTTCTTGTGTTGAAAGAGGACGAATTGAAATTGGGGGTGCTTCCCCTACACTTTTTATTTTTAATGCTTTTCTTTTCTTGCTTCTACTACCTTCCTTCTCATAATTATTTAAAATATAGTCACGTTGCTCTCTAGAAGCGTATTCAGCATTTGCTGCTCTTTGCACATTATGAGGGTGTCTAGCATCACTATAATCTGGCTTTTCAGGTGTTCTAATAGTAATAGGATCATATTTCCTTTTTTTCCTTTTTTTCTTAGAAGCAGGAGGGTCAACAAGAGGGGGAGTCTCGTTAGATGCTTTCACTCTCGCAACATTCTTTTTTGCTTGTTTCTTTTCGAAGGCTGTGTTACTTGCTTGTGCTATAGCATTTGCTTTCCCTCTTTTTTTCAGTTCTCCAGCAGAAACTGAGGTACTTTTAAAAGTTGATCCAACATTTTTTATAGCTCTTCTTTGTTTCACTTTTGATTTAAGGTGACCCCAAGAAGGTGAACTACTTCCAGTAAGAGCAGTTCTTGTTTCTTCTCTCTCTTCTGCTGTAGATTCAAGGAGACTCTTTAATTTATAAAGGAAGGATTCATCGATTTGCCCCCTTCTTTTTTTCATTTCTCGTCTTGCTTTCCAAGTCTGCCCTCCTTTCCCTGAAGGAGACTCTTGGGGTTTTTTTACACTTTTAATTATAAAATTCGCTGCAACATCTTGTACGGTTTTACCTGACTTGCTTGCAATTTGAGCTACTTCTTTCGCATTGTCTATAGTGGAATTACCGTCGTTATTAATAGTTCCTCCTCCTGGTAAAGAGTGCGCTGCATTATATTTTTTTACTGCTTTCTCTGAGGCTAACCTGGAAACACGAGACCTTCTAACTATTGGGTTTACCTTCCCTTTTAAGCTTGCAAACTTAACGGCTTTCCCCGAAGTTCCTTTTTTAGCTTTTTTTTGAGCAGTTGTTAAAACCGTGTGTTCTTCATCTCCACCTGCAGCGAGACCATGCCTAACTTCTTTGGCTGCTTTTTTTCCTATATCATCTTGTTTATCTGCTAACCTTGGTTTGTGTGAGAATCCTTTTTGGGGTATCACTCTTTCTGGGTTGTACGACCCTTGTCGTCCTCCATAAATACTATGAAATAAATCTGGAGAGGACAAGGCAACATTTGAACCTTCCCTTTCTGGTTTTAAAAGTTTATCAGCTTCCTTTGCAGCGTCGCTGCTTTCACCTGCAGCAAGTTCTGTCCTTTTTGAATTACTAGGAGGGAGTTTCCCACTGGCTTTTGTAATTTTAGCTACTGAAGTGGCAGAAAGACCAGACGAAGAAGTACTAGCTTTTTTAGCTTTTTTAGCTTTTTTAGCTTTTTTAGCTTTTTTAGCTTTCTTATCTTTCACCTTAGCCTCTTCTTTTTTAGCTGCGTCTGCCGCTGCAATAGCTGCTATTTTTTCTGCCATAGACTCTTCATAAAGTCTAATTAAACTTTGTGCTCTTTTATCCATGATTACTTACACCCTCCTATTTTAAAAGTAAAAGAGCGATTTTTCTTAATTAGTTGAATAACCTTTTTCTCGTTTAGTGCTTTCTGATATAAACGATACCAATTGTACACACCAGGAGAGTAAGTAGGTCCTTGTAACCCTGCTTTATTTCCTCCTGGAAATGATTTATTAAAATCATCTAGCATAGTACCTGCTATTCCGTCATCATTTAATATTGCTTTGTTTCTTCCCCTTTCCACAGCTATAAAGGAACCGTTTGTATTCTCATGGTAATTATTAGCTGCACTATCTATGCCGTCCAAAGCAGTCATTCCATCTTCATGAGCTACTGTTTGATCTGATTTTAGGACATGGGGGCAATCTGCTCCCCCTTTTAAAATAACATATGTTTTATTAAAAATAATATCTCCGTTAACAAACTTAAGTTTAGCAGTTTTATCCCCATAAGAAGAAGTATTATTTAAAGCATCGGCTGTAAGAGGACTTTTAGTTGTGGCTGGAGTACCATCGCTATTTTTCCCTGTACCCATACTTAAAGTTCCTTTCGATTCACCTACACCCGACCTTCTCCCTTGCACGCCTTTCGCCCCCCTTCTTGTATCGGGCACACCATTATATCTTCCTCTTGGAGGAATTTTAAATTCAACTGTAATAATACAATACTCTTTAAGTAAATTATCATTGCCTGGATAAGTAGGGGTAGTTCCCCCTTCTTGGTTGTGGTTGTTCGTTATTACCATTTTGATTTATTCTTTTTAGCGTTTATTATACTTTTGCGTAAAAGCTTAGCAATTGCTTTATCAAAGGAACATCCCCTATCAGGGAAAGAAGAAGTTCCTTCACTAGTATTTCCAAAGAAGTTTTCCTCTAACCAAGCAACCATAGCAGGAGAAGAAGACTGATCAAAGTTCATCATTCCTTTATTGCAGAAAGCTCCTGCTTTTCTTAGTGCCTGACTTAAAGCTAGGTCTGTGGCATTAGAATCGTTAGGGTGATAAGTAAAACTCCTATGAGCTCCTGGAATATTTAACTGATTACAATCCACAGTTGTAAGGGTACGGGCAGACTCAACACATTGATAAGATACCTTTGTAAAGGTATCTTGGTCATTTCCGTGAACATCTGAACCTTCGTTATGCCCAGTAGGTAAAGGGGGTAAAGGAGCAGTAGATCTACCCGCACGAGAACCTTTTTGTTTGAGCCCTACTACCATACTAATAGAATCATCCTCATTTAGACAAACTCCTTGAGCAACAGCAGACCCATAGGGGCCTGCGTAAAAACCTGAAAAATCCATAGTCATATGTATCTTGCAACAAGACCATTTAAGTTCTGAAGGGTCAGGAGAACCCGAGTCTTGAGCGGGAGGTATCGTTAAGTAAGTCATACTATAATTATATAGTAAAGAGGAGAGCATTTTGCTCTCCTCTTTAAACAAAAATTAAAAGGAACCTTAGTATACTGGCTTTCCAAAAGGAAGTGGTTTTAACCAAATGGTTTCTCTGAAGTCTCTATTCTTCTTCCCATCTATTATATTATTTTTTGTTCCTTCTATAAAATAATCAATATTATTTTCAAAGGTACCATCTTCCCCAGCAGGGGAGACAAAACCAAGAATACACCTAGCAAAAGCTACTCTATCTGTAGGGTTAAGGTCTCTACAAGTTTGAACCTGTGCTTTAAATTTTGCGTAATCTATGATCCCTCCATCTCCTATTTGGAAGTGAATAAAAGCACCACTAATAACCTTTCCCTTATCTCCCGTTGATACACACGCCTCACAACCTTGTACACAAGTAGTAGTTGTTATCATAGGATAACCATCGTCCCATGAGGGGGTACAGGTTTCTTTACAGTTTACATAACTAGTAACAACAGCAGGACCAACCACAAGTTTTCCACTAAATTGATCTATTGTTGCAGAATTTGCATTCGAAAAATCAATAACAGAAAAAGTTAAACAATGTTCTTCTTCAAGAGAAACAGGGGAAGCGGGACTTTGGACAATGGTCATGTTATACTTATATAGGGTGCTTGTTATTATAACAAGCACCCTATATCTAAAGTTTTGATTAAAGATTAACCAAGCAATTCAGGCATCCAACCAAACTCAGCTGGAGTGAAAGAGACACCTGCATTTGTACTATCAGTTGAATACAAGATACCACCCTCACGGATAGAAGCATTCATCTGGATAAGGAAAGCATTAACAGTTTCTGCATCGTCTACAAGCTCACCCGTTTGACCAACAGGAGCAAGAACCATGGCTTCGTGGAAATCTTCGGTATTGAAGTAAGGGAAATCAAGATCCGTGGACGGACGAGTAACATAACCTTGTTTAAAATGGATATATCCGCCAGTACCAAGACCAGAGGAGGAATCGTTACTATAAACAACAGGCTCCATATCCTGCCATGAATTCAAAGAGGAAGTAGAACCACTAGAATTAAAATCAGTGATAGTTTCTTGAACGGTGTACTTTAAGTCAATAGAGAAGTAAACCTTTGTTTCAGCAGCAGTAGGCCAAGAACCGTCAAGCTCCTGGGCAGATACTTGAGTATACGTTAGGTAAGCAGACTGAGTGTGTGTAAACACTGAGCTTGCGTCACCACTTGCGGAATAGGTTAATCCACCTAAACCAGGCTTGGGAGTTGGGGTAATTTCAGTTGGCATAATTAAATTGTAAAGGAGATTCTAATTTCGTCTCCTTGTTCTTCTTTATATAGGGGTCGCACCTACCTAGTAATTACACATTATGGGTACTTAAACAACTAAGAGATTTATCTTTTAAATATTTTGCGATTTGGTCTTCCACAAATTGGGTTCCGTTGGAACAAGCTTTAAAGTCAACATTCCCTTTATTATCTATATTATCTATAAAGCATCCTAGTACTGCCCCTTCCCCAGGATCACTAAAGTCCCAAACGACAGAAAGGTACCCACCTTTAAAATACCTAGGCAAATTACCCAGACTTGAATTTAGCTTACACGCAGTGTTGCACTTGCCTATGGATTCTTCTGAGTCTTCCTTACAAGAACAGGTAATGGAAAAACTTCCGTCAAGTTTCCAATAATGGGTATTTCCACTTTTACTGTAAGTAAACTGTATTCTATCTGTATCTATATCTTGGTGGCAGTAGGAAGCTTCTTTATTTTGCCCATCTGTTTGCCCTCCTTCAGGGGGTGTTTCTACAACAATAGTCATCTTTTACTTGGTGTCTTCTCCAAAGACAGGTTTTGTATCAGGAAAAGCCTTTCCGCCAGGGTAACGACCTGAAGAATTTCCTTGTTCAACGGCCCAGCGTCTGTTTTTGTTCGTTTGTAAACTACCTGGGGCTTTCCCCCCTCCTTGTTGGCTATCAATTCTTCTAGTTAATCGGGCAGAAATATTACCTCGCCGTTGAGGTTCAGCTATTGCTTTACCTAGAGCTTTCACAGGTTTAGCAACTGTTCCTTTTAACTTTCTAAAAAAATCCGTTATTTTGTTTGTTGGTTTTTTAGGAGCACTATCTTTACCAGTAACAAGACGCATTACTTTAGGTATATTAGTAAGAGTTCGAGTACTAGACTCCTCCGTTATTAAATTGATTTTTATCATATTTATAGTTACCCTTGCTTTTTTTTTTACAAGGAGTTCTTACTTTTATATAGTAAAAGTAGGATAACTTTTACTTCTTCTTCATAAGCTTTTTCAGTTTACCGTAAGTACCCTTAGCAATGTTTTTGGTTGTATCATAAGTGTGAGGAATAGCCAAACCTGTTGCTAATCCTGACATAGGATCTAAACCTACAAGAGGAGCTGCTAAAGAGGCAGCTGCACCTGCACCTACAGTTTGCGCCAAAAGTTTGTCAGAATGATCACTTTTTTTGTATTCATCCACTCCCTTTTTCGCTACCTTTTTTACAGTGTCCCGAACCTTGCCTTCACTTACTAAGTTAATTGTAATCATTACTTATCTTCCCCATTATACGTAACTGCTCCTTTCAGATAAGGGGTGTTCATTCCTCTGGGGGGAGTACCTCTATGAGGAGTGTCATTAGCAGACCCTAAGACTCTTCTTTTGTGCACAGGAACAGCAGTGGCTACATTGCCAGCTGTACGTTCTGCTTCAGCCTTTTGAGTAAGCATACCTTTTTTAGCTCCAAGAGCAGCTATCCTACCCAATTGAGACTTAACGTCACCCCCTGATTTGTTAGGGTTAATAGTAAGCCTATTATCCCTTGCTCCCCACTTAGTAACATTTTGCATAGCACCAAACTGCGCTCTAGCCTTCCCTGTACTCTGGGAAGCGGATCCAGCTACAGGTTTACTATTATAGTTTAAAACGTTAGGGTGGCGGTATGCATCCACTGCTGCAGTCTTACCATAATTGTGAGCTAGTCTTTTTAAGGTTCCCCTTGTATCCCTGTCTTCTGTTATTAAGTTAATTGTAATCATGGTTATATTTTTTATGGGAGTATATCCTTACTTTTATATAGGAGTCCCTTAAATAAGGGACCTTTTGTGTAACCTCTAAATTTTTATTTTATTTTTTTTGAAGGGGGGTGCTTGTCATCAATCGCAACTTTATCGTAAATGGACATAGTTGAAACTGGATATTTTGATTTGATTTGATTTGATTTGATTTATTGGGATTTTATTTGTGATTTGATTTTGATTTGATTTGATTTTAATTTTATTTGTGATTTGATTTGTGATTTTATTTGTGATTTTGATTTGATTTGTGATTTGTGATTTTATTGTGCGTCCTATTACCTAGAGATACGGTGCACACAGTTCTCTTATTGGAGTCCCTTAAGTGCGATATCGTCCGATAGGCTTAAAAGCATATAGTGAAAATCATATATCTTGCTGCACCGTTAATAGGTGGTAAACTATTTGCGTTATAATAAAATTATGGTATTATATAAACATGGCAAGAGACACTTAAGTTTGTTGCCATAAGGCATTTTCGCCTAAGTCATTGTTACCTATAGGAGATTAAACAATGAATAAAAGACCTGTTAAATGGGTCTCGTTCCTCAAAGATGCATTGCTTCAATGCACTTTGTGGAAGAAGAACCCATCCCTCTCTTCGGAAGAGAGGGAGTTTATGCAAGAGTTTCGACGCGCAGACAGGCGCGTTGAAACTCTTAAACGGAGACTCGCAGAAACTCAAAGTTTCTGCGAGACTTCAGTTGACCGATTCCTTGCCCTCGAGGGCAAGGTACGGTCAAATGCGGAGGCAGCGTCAACCGTCGACTCCGTCGACGCGACCCTGTTCAAAGCCTTAATGACAGCCCGAGGGCTGTCATTCGAGCCAGGCGAGGCCGCTGAAATAGTGGCCTTGTTTTATGAGGCCGAAGGACGAAAATTCGTCCTTCTGCCAAATAGCGAAACCGTAGTGCGAGCGCAATGCTCGCCCCTTGGGCAGATGGCCAGTTCTCTAGCCCCATGGCTAGAGAACAATACTCCCCATCCTCCAGAAGAGGATGGGAAAGAGAATCAAGCATCCGCTTGATTCCTAGAATCCCTAGAATACTCTTGTATTCTAGGGATTCATCTTTTTTCTACACAGAGCGCACGACTAATAGATGGTAAATAATCTAAATTACAAAATAAATCAGATTTGATTTAGATTATTTTAATATTAAAAATAACCCTAAAAGAAAAATAGTTAGGGGGCTAACTTTATTAACCCCTTAACTAAATTACCCTTATTTAACTGCCCTTAATCGGGCAGGACATTATCTTAGAAAAAAGATAATGCGTAGAAACCTTTCCTTAGTGGGTAAAATCTAAGGATTGGTGTGAAGTCCCAAGGATATTAATATCCTTGGGACTTCCAAAAGTCAAGGATATTAATATCCTTGACTTTTCCAATAAGCATCGTACTCTTCCGCTCTCTGCGGAAAATAGTATCGCCATTTTTCAGTTAACCTTCCAAGAAAAGGCGCACCGTGCTCATCATGACGCAACTCATGCATGGCAAAACGCTCGCCACTTTCAAGTTCATACTCAACTTGCCCTTGCGTTCCGCCGTATTCAACAATGTGAATTACTTTTGGTACTTCCATTTTTTTTCCTCCTAGAATAAATGGTTTAAGCGAAGGGAAACCAAAACATAAATTCTTTTATGTTCATCGTCTTGCTTATGATGTAACTATATCAGATATCAAATATAATGCAAGTGGTTTCACACTTAGAATCTTCTGGAGATACAAGAATCCTTGCATCTGGGTTGGAAAGTTTTGAGCACACGACTAATAGATGGTAAATTTAGAATCTAAAATAATTTTAATCTGATTTAGATTATTTAATTAATATCTTTTTACCCCAACCACAACATATAGTG